GACTAAGTCAAGTGACTTTATCTCCTCGATCGACCTTAGTGCTTGCACTGATAGGTTTCCGGTCCTCCTACAGGCCCTGTTACTTTGAAAGTGTAATGCCTTAACGCTTTGGCAAGCGGTATGGTGGTTACAAGTTATAGCAAGAAGAACCTTTGTCTATAAAGATGAGGGGACTCTGAAACGTATCCGTTACAAGGTAGGACAGCCCATGGGCGCATTATCCAGTTGGCCAGCGATGGCTCTCTGTCACCATGCTCTCGTCCAGTTGTCTTATAAGACCGCGTACCCTGAATCTGAGGATATCTTCTCAGAATACGCCCTTTTGGGTGATGACTTAGTCATCAGGGACAGACGCGTGGCCGAAATTTACAAGGATCTCATTTCATCTTTAGGGATGCCGTGATCTCCAAGTAAATCCTTTGAAGGTGTGGGAGTCGCTGAATTCGCAAAAAGCTTATTCCGCGATGGAAAGAATTTGAAACCCTTTCCTTTACTGCTATTTCTTTTTAGGAAAAATACCATGTTAACAGATGCGCAGGCATTGTTAAAAGAGATATCCGAAAGGAGATTCTCGATCGATATTTCCCAATTTCTTAGTGTTTATCCTAAGAGGTGAAGATTGTTGATCACTTCTGCCGTGCTATCACCTTCAAGTGTGAAGGTCTGTCTGGGCGGGCCGTTTCAGCGGCTTAACTCAGAGAGATTTAGCACTTTCGAGTCAATCCTTCTGGATAAACGCATTAGGTCATTTTATGGAATTGAAAAGGTCCATGAAGCGACTAGTGCTTTTATACAGAACGATCCGACTAAGTTAGAAGTTAGGGGTAACCCTTTCATCCAAATTGCGCAAGATAATTCGGGTAATTATCCTGTGCGCTATGGCTGAGATGATGATGATAACATCTCTCCGTTCATAGTGGTAGGGTCGGGTTGAATAGCGTGAGACCCAGAGTGTTGACCGGAAGGCTTACCAAACCTTTCGGATAGGAAGCTGATTCCTGGCCCATCTTGGAAGAAGGAAATTGACGACGTAATTCAACGTCAATCCTTCCAGAAGATGGAAAGACTTGTTCCGGGCTGATTCTGGCCATGGTGTAACAACCGTGTCCCCCCTTAAGTGGAGAGAACAGTGGAACATGTGGACAGTATCACCTGTATCGGGGGGTAATCCGGTACAGTAAGC